GGGTATCTGTCACCGATTAAAGCTGTGACAATACCGCTTACACTTGACCTTTCGGGAGTTGCCACACAGGCAGGAGATTTTAAAGCAAGTGATATTGACACGGCACTTGATCCGTATCTTTATCAGATTGCCGAAGAAATGAAAAAATACTGTAGGAACCGTAAAACTGTTGTGTTTTTACCACTTGTTAAAACATCGCAGAAATTTAGAGATATTTTGAACGAAAAAGGCTTTAAAGCGGCAGAGGTAAACGGTAACAGCGAGGACAGAGCAGAGATATTGCAGGACTTTGAAAACGATAAATACAATATCTTGTGTAACTCAATGCTTTTAACCGAAGGTTGGGACTGCCCAAGTGTTGACTGCGTTGTTGTTTTAAGACCTACAAAGGTGCGTGGGCTTTACTGCCAAATGGTCGGCAGAGGTACAAGACTTGCTCCAAACAAGACGGAGCTTTTGCTGCTAGACTTTTTATGGCATACAGAGCGACACGAACTTTGCAGACCTGCACATCTCATTTGCGACAACGAAGAAGTCGCACAAAAGATGACCGAAAACTTATCAGAACAGGCAGGCTGTCCGATTGACATTGAAGAAGCGGAGGAAAAAGCAAGTGAAGATGTTGTTGCTCAGCGTGAAGAGGCGCTTGCAAATCAGCTTGCGGAAATGCGAACACGCAAACGCAAACTTGTAGATCCGTTGCAGTACGAAATGTCAATTCAGGCACAGGATCTTGCAGGATATGTTCCGGCATTCGGCTGGGAATGTTCACCACCTACAGATAAGCAAAAATCCAAGCTCGAAAAACTCGGAATATTCCCCGATGAAATCCAGAGTGCCGGCAAGGCAAAACTTATTCTTGACAGGCTTGAAAAGCGAAGAATTGAGGGATTAACCACTCCTAAACAAATTCGTATGCTTGAGGGAAGAGGCTTTCAGCACGTGGGCAAATGGCAGTTTAACGATGCCTCGGCTCTGATTTCAAGAATTGCCGCAAACGGTTGGAGAACACCGTCAGATATCAACCCGAAAACATATGTACCACAAAGCGAGGTGAATACGGTTGGACTTACTTAATGCACTTAAATATATCCGTCCGTCAGAGCTTGACTATCAAGAATGGGTAAATGTCGGAATGGCACTCAAACAAGAGGGGTACAGCGTAAAAGACTGGGACGATTGGAGCAGAGCAGACAGTCGTTATCATAGCGGAGAATGTGAAAAGAAATGGCAGAGTTTCAACGGCTCTGCCTCACCGGTTACAGCCGGCACAATAATCCAAATGGCTAAGGACAGAGGGATGACTTTTCGTGAATCGAAAGAACTCGGCTGGAATGATGAAATTGCTTTTGAACAGGGTGATATCGGAATAACAGCCTGTGAGGGTGTAAAGTTTCACGAACCTGCAAACTGGAATCCTGTAAATGAAATTATAACCTACCTTGAAACCCTCTTTGACACCTCCGAAAATGTCGGCTATGTAACCGAAACTTGGGAGAAAAACGATAACGGCAAGGTTAAATATTTGCCCACAAAGGGCAGTTGTGACCGTACGGCAGGCGAGCTTATTGCCGCCCTCAATAATTGTGACGGTGATATTTCAAATGTATTCGGTGATTACAAACCCGAGGCAGGAGCGTGGATAAGGTTTAATCCATTGGACGGTAAGGGTGTTAAAAACGAGAATGTAACCGATTATCGTTACGCACTTGTTGAATCGGACTGCATGGCTCTTGAAGAACAAAACGCAGTTATCAGAGAACTTGAACTGCCTGTTGCCGTTCTTGTTTATTCAGGTGGAAAATCCGTTCACGCAATCGTGAAGATTGATGCCGTAAATTATGACGAATACCGCAAAAGAGTAGATTATCTGTACAATGTATGTCATAAAAGCGGCTTTGAAATTGACAAGCAAAACCGCAATCCGTCAAGACTAAGCCGTATGCCCGGTGTTATACGCAACGGCAAAAAGCAGTTTATCATCGACACAAACATCGGTAAATCCGATTTTTCCGAGTGGAAAGACTGGGTGGAGAGTATCAATGACGATTTGCCAGACCTCGAAAACCTCGCAGATTTTTTTCAAAATCCTCCCGAACTTGCTCCGCCTCTTATTGACGGTATTTTACGACAAGGACATAAAATGCTGCTTGGCGGTCCTTCAAAGGCCGGCAAATCCTTTGGTCTTATCGAATTGTGTATAGCAATAGCAGAGGGCACGAAATGGTTTGGCTTTAAGTGCGCACAGGGCAATGTCTTGTATGTGAACCTTGAACTTGACCGTGCGTCCTGTTTTCACAGATTCAAGGATGTATATGAAGCATTAGGACTTGAACCAAAAAACTTAAACAGAATTGATATTTGGAACTTGCGTGGCAAGTCCGTACCTATGGATAAGCTTGCGCCTATGCTCATTCGCAGAGCTTTAAAAGGTAATTTTATAGCCGTTGTGATTGACCCGATATACAAGGTTATAACAGGTGATGAAAACAGTGCAGACCAAATGGCACATTTCTGCAACCAGTTTGACAAGGTGTGTACTGAAATCGGCTGTGCGGTAATCTACTGCCACCACCATTCAAAAGGCGTTCAGGGCGGTAAAAAATCAATGGACAGAGTGTCGGGTTCGGGTGTTTTCGCCCGTGACCCTGATGCACTTCTTGACCTTACGCAGCTTGAAATCAGCGATAATCTTATAAAGCAACAGCAAGACGAAGCAACCTGTGCGATATGCAAAAACTGGATAAGTAGATTTAATAAAAACATTGATGAGTTATGTTCTCAAGATGATTTAGTTACTGCTTCTAAAATGCTTGATATAGCCGAAAATGCTCTTCCTAAGCAGTCTTACATGCTAATGCTTAATGATATGGCTAAGTCAAATAAAGCTGTACAAGGCCGCACAGCGTGGCGAATAGAGGGCACGCTAAGAGAATTTCCAAAATTTGATGCTCTGAATTTGTGGTTTGATTATCCTATACACAGAGCTGATACAACAGGTGTGTTGAAAGACTGCAATTTTGAGGGCGATTTTAACATCAAAGGCTCGCCCTACAAAAAGAATTTCAGCAAGAAAAAGAGTGAATCGGAACGCAAGCAGGAACAAAACGATGCCCTCGAAACAGCGTTTAGCGGTGCTGAAGAAAACGGTCAGGCAAATGTAGCTGACTTAGCAGAATATATGGGAAAGTCCGAAAAAACGGTCAGACGATACATAAAAGAGCACGGCGGTTTTTGGATAGACGGCGGTGAAGTAGGGCGAAAGGACACGGACAAAGTCGAATAATTTGTCTGTCTGTCCGAGAGACAAAGTCGATAAATTTTATGTCCCTGTCCGTGTCCCTAAGACGGACAAAGTCGATAAAAAATCGAAAATGTCCCTCTCGGACAAAAACAGGGACAAAGTCGATAAAAAATCGAAAATGTCCGAGGGACAGACAAAACTATATATACTACGTATATATAAACGGTGTCCGTTCCCTTAAGGTCACAGGGGTGAAGTAGTTGTGCGAAGCTTACGCACAACAACTCCTTCCCCTGACCTGTGACTAAAAGCAAAATTCAAAAATCAAAAGTAACTTTAATGCTTTAAAGGAGTGAAATGTTAAAAATGGAATTTTTTATGGCGATGATACCGCCGACTGTAACTGCACAGGAACATAAGGTTATGGTAAAAAACGGCAAACCTGTTTTTTATAATCCGCCCGAGGTGAAACAGGCAAGAGAAAAGCTCACATCTCATTTGGCAAAGTTTAAACCGTCAGAACCGTACAAGTCTGGTGTCAGGTTGATAACAAAGTGGTGCTTCCCTCGCGGTAAACATCAGGACGGCGAATATCGTATAACAAAGCCCGACACGGACAATCTGCAAAAAATGCTAAAAGACTGTATGACCGCTCTCGGCTTTTGGTCTGATGACGCACTTGTCGCAAGTGAGATATGCGAAAAGTTTTGGGCAGAGGTTCCGGGCATTTACATTGAGGTGGAAATGCTGTGAATATCTCGGAAGTTAAACGCAACCTTGAAAGAACTGTGTTGTACAATGGTGCAGAATACATTCTGACAGGCTGTATCATCAGACGAAGCATAACAGGAAAGTTTTATTATCAGGCTGAAATAAAGGATTTAAACGCTAATTCTGCATTGTTGTATTGCAGACTTGAAGATTTGGAGGAGCTTTAAAAAATGGAAGAAAAATTAAAATACAGATATGTGATGATTGTTACAAAGGCTTACATCTTATTGCCGAAAAAAAGGAGCGTGAAAACAATGATTGAACAAGAATTAAAAATTCGTGAGGTATGCGGTGATTATGCGTTGGATATACCGTTCGCAGACGGTAGTGTAAACACGATATACTTTAATTCAAAACGAAATGCCGAAACAGTTAAGCATATTATCGAAGTTGACGATAGTAACTCCAATAATGCTACGGTGTGTGAAATGGAAGAAATCAAGCACGGAAAATGGCTTGTGAAAGATTTTGACTTAAAGGAACTTGAAGAATATACACATCCGTATGGCGGACTACACGGCACGCCGTTTTGCTCAAAGTGCGGCAGAAACGCATTGCTCAACGGTTGCGAGGAATATGTGGACAGCAACTACTGCCCTTATTGTGGGACTAAAATGGATTTGGAGGAGTGAGAGCAAATGATTGATTGTTCAAAAACTAAAAATTACTTCGCTGAAAAGCAAAGGATGACTGGACAACGAAAGGATGGAGTATGCAAACTTGACTGTTCAGATTGCCCTTTGAGCAGTTCAAATAATGGCACAGGCATTTCGTGTTCACACTTTGAAACGGGTTATCCCGAGAAGGCAATTGCAATCGTACAAAAATGGAGTGACGAACACCCGCAAAAGACATATTTGAGCGAGTTTTTGAAGGCTTATCCAAACACTTTGCTTAATGATGCTGGACTACCTAAAAATGTATGCTTGTATAACTTAGGATTAACTGATTGCAGAAATGACCGCAACTGCGTTGACTGTTGGAATCAGCCTATTGAGGACGGTGAAAGTAAATGAGAGAAATATTATTCAGAGGTCAAACTCGCAGATATGGCGAAAAAGTCAAATTGAATGGTGAAAAAATAAAAAGTAATTGGGTTTACGGAGGTATTTTCCCACAGAATGGTGAGGGCGATTTTGCGATTATTTATCAGCAAGAACCTACAATAAAAAAATATCCCGTTTACGCTGATACAGTTGGACAGTATACGGGCTTGACTGACAAAAACGGTACGAAAATTTTTGAGGGAGATATCCTTGATTTTTCTGACCGCTCGGATGGTGACGGCTATGGAGTTGTTGTGTATGACACAAATGAAACTGAATTTGGAATTGTGTATGATTCAATCTATGAGGGATTAGGCAGACACTATTATTCAAAAGATATTGAAGTTATCGGCAACATCTATGATAATCCGGAACTGCTGAAGGAGTGAAATAAAACTATGGACTTAATTTTTAACGAAGATACAAAACAATTTGAACTTGCTAAACAGCCATATAAGACCGTTGAAATTAGATGCGAAACCGAAGAAGATTACAACGATTTTGAAAAAATATTAGATTTGAGTCAACCGAGAAAGCCTATTAAATCTGATGAACAGGTTATCCGTTATGTGCAGACATATGAATGTCCAAACTGCGGAAAGGCTTTTACAGGAAAAGGCATATCAAATTACTGCTACCATTGTGGGCAGAAGTTAGATTGGTCTGATGAAACGGAAGGTGAAAAATAATGGCATTCCCCGAAAAGCTAAAAGCGTTAAGACTTGAAAATGGATTAACGCAAGATGAGTTGGGCGAAAAGCTCTATTTGAGCAGGACAAGTATTTCAAACTATGAAATTGGAAAGAATGAGCCTAATATCAAAACCATAATAGCTATATCAGATTTATTTAACATTACAACAGACGAATTGTTAAAGTGAGGTGTAAACACAATGACTAATTATGAGAAAATCAAGCAGATGTCAATCGACGAAATGGCTCGTAGCGGTATAGACTTTTTCAGTTGTCCATATAACATACCAGGTGACCCGCCATATAGTTATTGCGATTGCGAAATAGGTGAAAAATTTAATCATAACTGCATTGACTGCACAAAACATTGGCTTGAAAGTGAGGCAGAAGAATGACCGCAAAAGAAATCAAAGACATAAACCGAGAAATTACGAGGTTAAAAGCTAAGATTGCACGCATAGCCGCCGAGGCTGACAATACATCGCCTAAGCTGTCGGATTTACCGAGTGCAGGTCAAACATCTGACAAAGTCGGCAATGCGGTTGTGCAGATCGCAGATATTCAGAGGGAGATACAAAACCTTGAAATCCGCCGAAACGCAGCGCTCAACAGTCTATCTCGTGACGATTTTGTAGAGAACTGCTTATTTATGCACCTTAGCTTGCGATACAGCTGGGCGAAGATAGCAGTTGATACAGGCGGAATAAATACACCGGATAACATAAGAAAAATGTGCAACCGCCACCATTGGTAAATTTGTCCGTTTTTCCGTTCTAAGGGTGATATAATATAAAATGAAGAAATCGATAATAAGAGGCATTTTGTAGTTCTCCTTTTTCAAAAATAACGGCAGACCGCTCTCGTTTGAGGGCGGTCTGTGTTGTGTGTGGTTATTTTATACAAATTATTACTTTCTTAATTGTGCGGTTTACAGAAAAATGTAAAATCTGTTGAATTGAGTCAAATAATATGATAGATTAATGATATATTACAACCAAGGAGAGTTGCATATGAGCGAAGAAAATAAGGTAAAAAACTGTTTTGTTATAATGCCTATATCAGACCAGCCAAAATATCCTGCAGGTCATTTTGATAAAATATACGAACAGATAATTGTTCCTGCTGTCCAAAAAGCAGGATTTGAACCTATAAGAGCAGATAGTGATCAAATATGTGATTCGATAATGCAAAAAATTTTGAAAAATTTAGTTGAATGTGATATGGCAATTTGTGATTTAAGTTCAAGAAATCCGAATGTTATGTATGAATTAGGAATTCGACAAGCCTATGGTAAAAAAGTAGTTTTGGTACAGGATGATGCTACTGATAAAATTTTTGATGTAGCAGGAATTAATACTGTTTTTTATAAGAAAGATAGATTGTATGAAAATGTTATGAAGGCAAAAGATGATATTGCTAATGCGATAAAGGAAACTTATGAAAATGGTTCATTTTCGTTAATGAACATAGTCAATTTAGAAAATGCAAAAGTGGATAATTCCAAAGTTGATGAGGTCGTTTTCGATAGAATTATGATGAAATCAATATATTCAAAGTTAGATGCTATGGAAGACTCAATAAGACTGCTTTCTAATACGCAAAATGTTAGCGATGAATTAAATGTTAACTTTAATAATCGTAATTTTGCACGGCTTGTTATGGAATGCAAAGATGCATTGAGGAATTATCCAGATGATCTTGATTTACTTGTTTCATGTTATCGAAGATTATCGAGAGCAAACAATGTGATGCTTCATAATAGGAACGATAAATCTTTTACACCTAAAGACTATCTAAATGTGAAAAATACACTGATAGAATTGAATGACAGAATTAATGCTTTAACGCTTAATACTGATTAATGGAGAGTGCATTTAGTACTCTCTTTTCTTTTGCTTATTTTACATAAAGAGAGGTGGTGACGGTGGCAAAGGGAAAGTATGAAAAATGGCTTAAAAAAGAAAATTTACTACTGCTTGAGGGCTGGGCAAGGGACGGTCTGACCGATGAGCAGATAGCTAAGAATATAGGAATTACAGTATCAACATTTTATGAGTGGAAGAAAAAGTATTCGGAGATTTCGGAGTCCTTAAAAAAGGGCAAAGAGGTTGTGGACTATCAGGTTGAAAACGCTCTGTTATCGTCAGCGCTTGAGGGCAACACTACTGCTCAAATATTTTGGCTGAAAAACCGTCGCCCCGACAAATGGCGAGATAAGCAGAAAGAAGAAACCGACAAAACCGCACTCGATAAACTCGACAGCATTTTGAAAGAAATCAAAGATGACGCAGAAAGGAGCACAAACAATGCCGTACACGAGTAAGCAAAAGGAATACATAGCAAACGCAACACATCGTTGGAACATTAAAAGCGGTGCGGTGCGTTCGGGCAAAAGCTATGTTGATGTTACCTGCATAGTTCCTATGCGTATTCGTGAAAGAATAGGCAAGGACGGCTTGTGCTTTATCATCGGAGTGTCAAAGGAAACTATCGAGCGAAATGTTTTACAGCCTATGAGAGAGCGGTATTCATCCGATATTGTGGGCACAATTAACAGCCGAAACATAGCAAAGGTGTGTGGCGAAGAAGTCTATTGCCTCGGTGCGGAAAAGGTCAGTCAGGTTGCAAAAATTCAGGGTGCGTCCGCTAAGTATATCTATGGCGATGAGGTTGCAAAGTGGAATGAAGATGTTTTCAATATGCTTAAATCCCGACTTGACAAGCCTTATTCGTGCTTTGACGGCAGTTTAAACCCCGAACACCCAACGCACTGGCTCAAAAAATTTATAGACAGTGACGCAGATATTTATTTGCAGGAATACACGATTTTCGATAATAAATTCTTATCCGAGGAGTTTGTGAAGAACCTTTGCAATGAGTACGAGGGCACTATTTTTTATGACCGCCTTATTCTCGGCAAGTGGGTGCGTGCAGAGGGTGCTATTTACCGCCGATTTGCCGATAATCCCAAAAAATTTTACTGTCAAATTACCGACAAAATCAACACAGATTCACCGTACAGGCAGTTTTTGAAATCGGAACTTGAAGAAGTAACAATCGGCATTGACTTTGGTGGCAATAAATCGGGCCACGCATTTGTGGCAACGGCAAAGACAAGAGGCTACAATAATTTAATAGCATTGAAAAGCGAACGACACTTCGGTGAATACGACGGAAACGATATTGACAGGCTGGCAATTAATTTTGCACAGTCTGTTTTTGATTTATGCGGTGTTGTGGACTTTGTGTATTGGGATAATGCCGAAACTGTACTCGGTCGAGGAATTAAAAGAGCGTTTGAGGAGCATTTTCCAAATACGATAGTCAGACCGGCACGCAAATGTCCTGTACAAGACCGTATTCAATGCACCTTGCGACTTATGGGTGCAGGCAGGTTCTTTTACACTGACGGCTGCGACACGCTTAAAACGGCAATGTGCGAGGCTGTATGGAATGATAAAAAACTTGTTGACGAAAGACTTGACGATGGCTCAACCGACATCGACAGCCTTGACGGCTTTGAATACACATTTGAACGGGATATGAAAAGATTTATAAGGGCGGTGTGAAATGCAATTTTTAAACTATCTGAAAGGAGTGTGGCAGAGGTTGTTTCCGCTGAAAGACATTAAGCAGGCACTTGGCATTAAGCCTGCAATTACAGACGATATGCTCTCAAGTATTGAGCTTTGGCAGAAGTGCTTTTCGGGCAATGCTCCTTGGCTTAATGACGATGTAATAAGCCTTAGACTTGAGCAGGCGATTACAAGAGAGTTTGCAAACATCACGCTTAACGAAATGACCGCAAGCGTAAGCAATGACAAATTGCAGAAAATCTTTGAAACCGCAACAGAAGACCTTAACTCCGAATTGCAGTCGGGACTTGCAACAGGCGCAATAGTGATTAAACCGTTAGGCGGCGACAAGGTGCAGTATATTTCCGCAAATGCCTTTGTGCCGATTGAATTTGATGCAAGGCATAGGCTTGTAAAAGTCATCTTTCCTGAATTTAAGAAGATCGGCGACAACTATTACACAAGGCTTGAGTATCACAGCCTTGATACCGAAAAGGGATTGACAATTACCAACACTGCTTATGTGTCTGCAAGTGAGGGGCAACTTGGAAGAGAAATTCCGCTTGCGGCAGTTGACGAGTGGGCAAGCCTGCCGAATGCTGTTACTTACCCTGCAATGCTCCGCCCTGCTTTCGGTTATTTTCGCACACCGATTAAAAATACGATTGACGGCTCTTCTTGCGGTGTTTCTGTCTACGCAAATGACATAAATCTTATTCGTAAAATAGACACACAATTCGGCAGACTTGATTGGGAGTTTGAGAGCGGCGAAAGGGCAATACATGTTGATGCCGCAGCTTTCAAGAAAGAGGGTACTGAAAAACTCAACAAAAGACTTTACAAAGCTGTAGATGTTGACCTCGGAGATAATGAATTGTTCAAAGATTTTTCTCCTGCAATTCGTCAATCCGATATTACGGACGGGTTAAATACATATCTTCGCAGACTTGAATTTTCGGTCGGCCTTGCGTATGGCGACCTATCCGACCCCGACACTGTCGCAAAGACGGCTACGGAGATATTATCGGCTAAGAACCGAAAGTACAACACGGTATCGGCTATTCAGAAACAGCTTAAATATTGTCTTGACGATTTGGTGTATGCTCTCGCTTTTTACAATTCGCTGACAACAAGCGGTTACACATTCGTTTGTGACTTTAAGGACAGTATTCTCACCGATGAACAGACCGAACGCACACAGGATATTCAGGACTTGAGTCTTGGAATTATGCGACCTGATGAGTATCGTATGAAATGGTACGGAGAGGACGAAAAGACTGCAAAAAAGAACCTGCCGCAAGCCTCAGAGGTAGTTGACTGATGTTTACGCCTGAGATTATGGAGGCAATCCCCACAGCACTCGAACAGATTTTTGACAGCCTGCAAATGAGCATAATGGCTGACATTGTGCGAATGTTGGTGCTTGCACAGGAGCTTACACCGACAAGCGTTTACAAAATAGGCAGACTTTACAAGCTCGGTAAGAGTAAATCAGCAATCAAAAGCATAGTGCAAAATACACTTGATTTAAGCAATAGTGAGATTGAAAACATCTTTTCGGGTGTTATAGAAAGTGGCTATAACGAGGCTGAGAGCGTTTTTAAAGAGCAGGGCAAGGAGTTTATACCCTATGCCGAAAATGAACCGTTACAGCAATTTGTGAGGGCGGTGCAGGCACAGACGCAAGGCGAGTGCAAGAACATAACACAGTCAATGGGTTTTGCCAAGCGACAGCCTGACGGCAGCTTAGGCTTTACTCCTGCCGCCGATTACTACCAAGAAACTATTGATAAAGCTGTCACGGAAATTGTAAGCGGTGCGAGTGATTATAATACCGTACTCGAGAAAACCGTAACCGAAATGACGAACAGCGGCTTGCGTACTGTTGACTATGCAAGCGGTCACAGCAACAGAGTTACTGTTGCGGCAAGGCGAGCGGTTGCAACGGGACTTAATCAGGTTGTGGGCAAAATCAACGAGGAGAATGCCGAAAAACTCGGTACAAATTACTTTGAGGTATCGTGGCACAGCGGTGCAAGACCGACGCATCAGGTGTGGCAGGGCAGAGTTTACAGCAAGGAAGAGCTTGAAAGCGTGTGCGGACTTGGTACAGTAACAGGGTTGTGCGGTGCAAACTGTTACCACTCATATTCTCCTTTTACTCCCGGCATAACCCCACGCACCTATACAGACGAACAGCTCGACCAAATGAACGCAGAGGAAAACGAGCCTGTCGAGTACAACGGTAAAAATTACACCAAGTACGAAGCAACCCAAAGACAGCGCAGACTTGAAACCACAATGCGGGCACAAAGGCAGAAAATAAAACTGCTTGAGGAGGGCGGAGCAGATGAGCAGGCTCTCATAAATGCAAGAGCAAGGTATGTAAAAACCTCCGATGAGTATGTGATCTTCTCAAAAAGTATGGGGCTTTCTCAGCAATGGGACAGAGTAACGGTTGGCGGCAACAGCCTTGAGGGCATTACAAAGCCTAAAAAAGCCAATTCACCGATAGGCGGAATAAAAACTACTTCTTTGCCGGTTAAAAACACAGAAAATCATACCTTTAAAGGTAAATTCGGTGTTGAAAAATCGGACGGTAGTGGTATAATGAAAGAAAAAAGCAGAGATTATTCTTCAGTAGGTACTAACAACTTTTCTGATTCAAATAAGCAAATTCTTTTGCAAGATGAACGAGTTTTATCGGGTAATAATTATGAAACTGCCAATATCTATGACTCAAATGGCAACATGAAATTTTCTAAAAAGGGTACAGCAGAGGGAGTCAATTTTTCAGATGAAGAAATTAAGAGTATGAATGGATGTATTTTGACACACAATCACCCAAATGGTACTGTGTTTTCTCCAGAGGATATAAATATACTTCGCAGGGGGAAACTTTCTGAAATAAGAGCCTGCAACGAAAAAGGTTCTTATGTGTTGCGTAATACGGGAGATTGGCATAAAGATTTACCCAACTTAAAAACTATAAAAGATGCTTATTGGAATTGTATGAATACAGCTGGTGAAAGATATGTTGATATAGCAGCGCAGGAAGGTAAGCCTATTTTTGCTTATTTCGGAGAGATGGAGGAAGACGGGCTGAGATTATTTTCTGAAAAATACGGATTGGAATTTTCATGGGAGGGCATAAAAGATGAAAGTTGATATTTCAGATATTCCAGAATATAAAACTTTTGATGATTATCCGAAAGGTACAGTTTTTGTTCATAAAGAACATTTTCCAAGATACATTTTAAATCCGTTTGAAATAATCCGTCCAGAAGACCAGAGATATGAAACAGCTTTAACAAGAGAACAGGTTGAAAAACTTATTGCTAACACAAGTTAATACAACATTTGTTGCTTTAACTTGCCAATTCGTAAAACAGCGAGGATTTGTAATGAACGATAATTTTAAGTGCATTTATAAGATACTGCGAACTTTGGAAAAAGCAATGGATTACCCGGAGTTTGATTTATCACAAATCGACCACAAAACGCTTGAAATAAGCAAAGAGCGTTGGGCAAGGTATCTTGAAATGATGGCAGATATTGGCTATATAAAAGGAATTAGAGTGTATGAAGATGTTACCGGTGGAACGGTAGTTGATAATCAGGGTATTCGCATTACACTCAAAGGACTTGAATATCTTTCGGAAAATACAATAATGCAAAGAATGTATAAAGCTGCAAAGGGAATAAAAGAAATTACACCGGGTTTATAAGTTTATTATTAGCACTTAGCACAAGCTGAGTGCTTTTTTAATACCCTAAATCCGAAAGGTGGTGATAAAATGAAAGTAAAGGTAGTAGTATCGTTCAACGATAAGATGAACGGCTCTATAAACAGACCTGTAAACGAGGTTTTTGAGTGTACCAAGGAGCGAGCGGAAAGCCTTATTGGCAGAGGCTTTGTGGTTGCTGTACAGGATACCAAAAATAAAAATATTGCTGACTAAGCACTTGTGTTGTGACTGCACAGGTGCTTTTATTTTACCCCGCCGTAGGTTTATACGGCTGAATTTCTACCGCAGGCAAAGCGGAATACAAGCTATGCAGAAAGGATTTTATTATGAAGAATATACACACACTTCTCTCTGAAATCGGTATTACAATTCCCGATGAGAAAAAGGCAGAGTTTGACAAGGCGGTGCTTGCAAATTACAAGACTGTTGCAGAGGTTGAAAAAATCACAACCGCAAGAGATAATTACAAATCACAGCTTGAAACAGCTCAGACAGCACTTAAAGAGTTTGAGGGCGTGGACGTTGAAAATCTTAAAGACGAGATTGCAAAGCTCAACACAGACCTCAAAAACAAGGAAACCGAGTACCAAACAAAAATTGCGGATATGGAGTTTAACTCTGTTCTTGACGGTGCTATTTCAAAAAGTGGTGCGAGAAACGCAACGGCGGTTAAGGCTTTGCTTGACCTTGACAGTCTTAAAACATCAAAAAATCAGGCAGATGACATTACAAAGGCTCTTGAAAGCGTTAAGAGCGAAAACAGCTATATGTTCGGTTCTGATGAGCCGTTCCAAAATCCTGTAAAGAATACAGGAAACGCAGGTATTAAGTCAAACCCTCTTGCAAGTATGAGAGCGGCAATGGGACTTAGTACAGACGAAAAATAATTGATGAGGTGAAATTTTATGGCAAATTCTATTGCACTTTTTAAAACTTACACAGCCTTGCTCGATGAGGTTTATAAGCAGTCGGCACTTACAAGCGAGCTTGACGGTGCGTCTGACCTTGCAACAGCAGGTGCAAACTCAAACGAGCTTATTATTCCGATGATTTCAATGGACGGCCTTGCCGATTACTCACGCAACAGCGGCTATGTGAACGGCGATGTTACACTTACAAACGAAACCGTAAAATGCAACTTTGACCGAGGCAGAATGTTCAATGTGGACACAATGGACAATATCGAAACCGCAGGCGTTGCGTTCGGCAGACTTTCGGGCGAATTTATCCGCACCAAGGTTGTGCCGGAGCTTGACGCATTTCGCTTTGCTGCATACGCAAGTCACGCAGGTATTACCTCTGCCACACCTGCAAACCTTACCACAGGTGCGGCAGTAATCGAGGCACTCCGCAAGGGTACTACTCAGATGGACGAGGACGAAGTTCCGTACGAGCAGCGTTACCTTTACATTACACCAACTCTTTACGGACTTGTGCAGGATTTGGACACAACAAAGTCAAGAGAGGTTCTCAGCAGATTTGCAAAGATTGTTACAGTGCCGCAGACACGCTTTTATACAGCGATTGAACAGCTTGACGGCGTATCGAGCGGCAAGGCCAAGGGCGGCTATCAGAAAGCCACTGCCGCCTCAAACATCAACTTTATGATTATTCATAAGCCTGCCCTTATCCAGTTTACTAAGCACCTTGACACTAAGGTAATTGAACCGTCGGTAAATCAGGACTCGGACGGTTACAAGTTTGGTTACAGAATGGTAGGCATTGCGGATGTGTACGAAAACAAGACCGCAGGTATTTACTGTCACACAGCGGTTAAGTCTTAAAGGAGTGTGAAGTATGACCGCTTACGCTGACGAAAGCTATTACAAAACCGAATATTTATGCGGCAGAAAGGCGGTCATTACCTCCGCCTTTGCTTATTACGCAAGAGAGGCTACCCTTATTATTAACGCTTACACAGGCTCGAATATTGACGACACAAAAGAAATTGCAGAGCCTGTAAAGCTATGCTGTTGCGAAATTGCGGAGCTTATGTATAAAGCCGACAATATGGCTGACAGCGAGGGAGTAACTTCCGAAAAGGTTGGCGATGTGTCACGCTCATACGAAAGCGTTGAAATACGCAAAAAGCAGCTTAACAGGTGCGTAAAATCGGCAGTGTATAAGTATCTTGCTGACACAGACTTGCTGTATAGAGGTGTTGACTGATGTTTGCAGACACTATGCTTACCCTTTACAGGTTTAACGGCAAAGGCTTTGACCGCTATGTTATTCCGCAATGCCATTGGCAGGAGTGCAAAGCCGCTAATGTGCTTAAAAGCGGAATGCAGAACGCTGACGGAATAGTTATATACATTCCGTCAAATGCGCTTGTTCTTGCTCCGAATAATTTTTTATTTCCGAGCGACAGACTGTTTCTAAACGCTGATATATCGCCTCTGTGCCCCTCTCAAGACATTATTGTTAAAGGTGAGTGTAATTTCATTTTTGATAATTCAAGCGACAGGAGCGTATCGGAGAGCCTAAAAACCTTGCGTGACAAATACGAAATTCACACAGTGATGAGTATTGACCGCCTGTTTTACGGTTCTGCCGATATGCAGCACATTAAGATTTCGGCGAGGTGACAATATGCTTTTTAATATTAATCAGCCGTCGGATGTTGACGGCACACTTTCGCTAAAGTGGAGCAAAGGCTTTAGCGATGATATGAATAGCAGATTTGAGCTTGCCCAGCGAGAAATTGACAAGGACTGCATTAAGCTAATGAAACCTTACACGCCTTTTAAAATGGGCGTGCTCGAAAACTCCGCAACCATTCATACGGTAATCGGCAGCGGTCAAATCACGCAGGTTACACCATATGCAAGGTATCTTTACTACGGCAAGGTGTATGGTCCTAACTTCCCGATAGTACGAGAGAAAGACGGTACTGAGCATATCGTTTTCGGGCACTATGACGGTGACGGCATTATAATCGGTTGGCGAAGTCCAAAGGGCAAGAAAAAGCACCCGACAGGCAGACGGCTGCATTACAGCAAGGACAAGCACCCGCTTGCGGGCAAAATGTGGTTTGAGCGAATGAAAGCCGACCGCAAAAGGGATATTCTGCAAGCGGCGGCAAGAAGACTTGGGAGTAATGCAAAATGAATATAATCGAGCTTGTGAGGTCAATTTTGCAGGAGTTCCCGAAAATCGGCGAGCTTGTGCATATTGATTATTCAACAAATAAAGTACAGGATTTTGGACTTTCCCCAACAGGCGACACGCTTGTAAAGGAAGATATTTTAGGCAATCAAACACGCAATCACACCTTTATTCTGTACGCAACCTGTCAGTCACTCAACGATTATGACCGCCTTGTAAACAGTGGAATGTTGCTTGAACTGCAAATGTGGCTAGAACAGCACGCAGAGGGCGACATAGAAGTTGAAGTCGACGACAGCGTTTTATACGGTGAGCTTAAAAAACTCACTTGCTCAAACGGAATGCTTTACAGCATACCTGACGAAAACAACAACAGCGGTGTGCAGTACCAACTGCAAATCACCGCCGAGTACACTATTGAAAATTGATTGAAAACTGAAAGTGAGGAATTATTATGGCAACTACACCCGACATCGGTAAACTCAAAAGAAGTTACCTTTTACATTTTATTGACGCAAGCTTTGGCACAGGCGAAAGCCCAAAGTGGTATCTTATCGGCAAGGATATTGACGATATGTCGGTCGAGCTTAGTCCCGATACAAGTACAGTAAAGAACATTCTTGATGAAACCTCGGTAAATGACAACGGCTACGAGCCTACCCTTGACGCAGGTACATATTACGCCAATACAGACGACAGCATTTACCCGAAAATCAAGGATATTGCAATGAACCGCCTTACCGGTGACGACTGCAAAACAAAAATTCTTGAGGTGCTTGTGGATAAAAAGACAGGTCCTTATGACGCTTGGACAGAGGACTGCATTGTTAAACCGCAGTCATACGGCGGTGCACAGGGTGGTGTAAACATTCCGTTTAATGTTACATTTGACGGCAACAGAAAGCAGGGTACAGCGACTATTTCAGACAAAGTTCCGACATTTACAGAAACTGTATAAGGGGTGATTCTATGCAGAGTTTGAATTTTAAAACACCTTTAAAAACCTATGCAATCAACAATGATGAAAACACAGTAATCAAAATTAACACCACAGACTACTCACTCGTTGAGCGACTTAACAAGCTGACAGACCGCACAGAAGAGCTTGTGCAGAAGTACAAGAATATGAAACCCGAGGATGTAACCTTTGAAATTTTTCTTGATGTTGACAAGGAAATCCGCCGAGAAATTGACTATGTTCTCGGTGCAGGTGTAAGTCAGGGTGCGTTCGGCGATGTAAATTGCCTTTCAATCTGCGAGGACGGCAGTATGATTTTTGAGAACTTTCTCAACTGCGTTGTGCCGGTCATTGTAGGCGACATTGAAAACGCACACGCTCAGCAGAGCAAGCATATTGAGAAGTACCTCAATCAAGCAAAGAGGCTTGCAAAGTGATTGGCTTACTTCCTACAAGCCTTGAAATTGACGGAGAGCAGTACGAGATTAATTCCGATTTTCGTATTGCTCTCTTGATTTTCGAAGCTTATGCCGACAAAGAGCTAACCTACGGCGAAAAAGCGGCTGTATGCTTGAATTGCTTATACAAAGAAGTCCCCAAGAATGTGGAAGAGGCACTCAAAAAGGCATTGTGGTTTCTTGACGGCGGAGATGTGCCGAAATCGAAAAAAGCTCCAACCAAAATTCTTGATTGGAGCTATGACGAAAGCATTATTTTCCCTGCACTCAACAAGGTTGCAGGCTTTGAAACAAGGATTGCAAGCTATGTGCATTGGTGGACTTTCCTCGGCTATTTCAGCGAGGTAGGCGACGGCTTGCTCTCGCAGGTAATGAACATAAGAGGCAAGCGTGCTAAGGGCAAAAAGCTTGAAAAATGGGAGCGTGATTTTTACAATGAGCACAAAGAGCTTGTTGACATCAAGGAAAAGCTCTCTCCCGAACAGCAAGCAGAACTTGACGCCGAAGAGGATTTTATAAACAATCTTGTATAAGTGTTGCCTAAAATTATTGTTGACAATACACAAACTTTGTTATATTATGTAACAAAGGAGTGATTATCTTATGTCTTTTATATCTTGGTTTAGAATGCAACCAGTGCAAGTTGATGACGAATTAATTACAAGAGCAGAACTTGATAAAAGAGTATTAGAAAAGAATTTAGAAGATGCTAAGTTACTTGAAACCGATTTAGTTGAGGCGGGGTATTTTTTAGGTTGTTGTTCCGAATGTGCTAAACGAAGAGGCAGAGTGTTTAGTTTATCAGGTGAAGATAAACGATTTCCTAAATTTGAACGAGAATATGGTTGTACTTGCCAAGGTATTGGTTTTACTCCTATTTCTGATTTAGATTTAGAAGATGATTTCTTTAATGTAAGTACATTTATAAATAAGCCTGTTGATATTATACAATACAGCAATCGTCCATTTATTGATGATAGAACAGACAGTGAAAAGAAAATATATGAGATGTTTGTTAAAGAATGTGAGGCTAACGAATGGTACGAACCGTATGGTAAGAGGTTAGACGAACTAAAGAAAGAAGCTGAATTACAATACGATTGGATTTGTAAAAACTTGCCGGAATACGCACCTAAATCAAAATATGCTTTTTTTGATATGAAAGAAATTAATTCTGTTGAATTTCAAAAGATTTCTAAATTAGCAGAAGATAAAGGTAAAATAATATATTATACTAATGATGAACTTGCTGAATTAGAAATAATAAAGCCGATAAGAGCCAAATACTCAAAAATAATCGGTGAATGTATGCAGTTTAGATACGGATATAAATAGCAAAGCAGAACGCAACAAAAGCCACTCCAAAACGGGGTGGCTAAAATTTTATCAAATTATACAGCGTACATCTTCGGGTGTGCGCTGTTTTTATACCACAAGGGGGCTGCATTTTGCGCGCCCCTTTTACTTTTACAGAAAGGAGTGTGATTACATGGCGGTTGACGGTAGCTTGATTTTTAATACCAAAATCGACACAAGCGGTCTTAATTCGGATATTGCAAGAATCAATAAAGCTATCGAGGCGGCTCAGAGCAAGGCTCAGGCAGGTGCTAAGACTACTGCTCAGACTGCACAAAATGCAACTCAACAAGTGTCAAATTCTGCCGACAAAATAGTTGATGAAGTTAAAAACAACACATCAGATATTGGCGCTCAGATACAAAATATAATTGCTGATACAGAGAGAAGTGCAAAGTCGAAAGCAATGTCTATTGCTTCTATTCTGAAACGAACAGGAATGACACAAGCAGAGGCAATGCAGGCAGCTTGGAATAAAGTAAACAGTTCTGTTTCACAGCAAGTGAAAAAAACAAATTCAGAGGTTGAGCAAGAAACAGAAAAAACAGGCAAAAATATTAAAGAGAATACTGATTTATACAGTAAACAGGTTCTTGATGTGCTGAAAAGCATTGATAAAAATGTTGCAGACAGCTCAAAAAATATATCTGAAAAGGTACAGAAAGCAGTGACTTTGAGTGCAAGTAAAGCTAAGCAGTCGCTACAAATAGTCAGAACGGCTGTTGACAGACTGCAAAGCAAGGCGAAAATGATTGGTAGAACGCTGCTTACCGCTTTCGGTACGGCGGCGGTTGTGAGCTTTGGCAAGGAAAGCATAGAGCTTGGCTCGGACCTTGCAGAAGTGCAGAATGTAGTTGATGTTACTTTCAGCCATATGTCTGCAAGTGTGGACGATTGGGCAAAGTCGGCACAAAAAGCCTACGGCTTGTCTGAAACTATGGCTAAAAAATATGTCGGCACTTTTGGCTCTATGGCGGAGGCTTTCGGCTTTACAGAACAGCAGGCATTTGATATGTCCACATCATTAACTGCTCTTACGGGCGATGTGGCGTCATTTTATAACATCACACAAGATGAGGCATACACAAAACTAAAATCTGTTTTCAGCGGTGAAACAGAAACGCTCAAAGACCTTGGCGTTGTGATGACGCAGAACGCACTTGACAATTACGCAATGGCAAACGGCTGGGGCAAGACCACATCTGCTATGACTGAGGCAGAAAAGGTAACGCTTAGATATAACTTTGTACTCGGTCAGTTGAGCAATGCAACGGGTGACTTTGCCCGAACGCAAAACAGCTGGGCAAATCAAACGAGAATTTTACAGCTGCAGTTTGACAGTATCAAGGCTACAATCGGTCAAGGCTTGATAAATGCTTTTACTCCGCTGCTTAATTGCATTAATCAATTTATTTCAAGACTTAGCGTTGCGGCACAGAAATTTAAAGACTTTACAGCTCAGGTGTTCGGCTATTCTACTGCAACAAGCAATGCGACAAGCTCAGCTGTAAGCGATATGTCAGACCTTGCAAGTCAAGCGGACAGCTCTACATCTGAGATTGAAAAAACATCGGAGGCAGCCGAGGACTTACAGAAAAACCTTGCAGGCTTTGATGAGCTTAATGTGATGAGTGACACCTCGGACAACAGTTCAGACACAAGTACGCAAGCGCCAAGCTCTGAAATCAAATCAATGCAAAATGCACTTGAGCAATCTATGCTTGACAGCGACAGGCGTACAAGCAAGACTATTGACAATATTGTAAATTCACTTGACAAGGTAAAAACCGCCTGCGTAACAATTAAAAATTCGTGGGAGAAAGTGTGGAATAACGGCACAGGCGAAAAGGTGCTTGAAAATATTAACTCATTAATTAACACTTTTGTAAGCACAGTTGGCGACATTGCAGAGGCTTTTACAAATGCTTGGGAGAAAGCAGGGTTAGGCGACAGCGTGGTGCAGTCGTTTATCGATAAATGGAACAGCCTTGTTGAGCTTTTGAATACGGTAGGCGATACATTCAGGCAGGTGTGGAATGACGGTAAGGGTGAGAAAATTTGGAGCAATATACTTGAGATTATTCGCAACTGCAATAACTTTACTGAAACTCTCAGAACCAAAATCAAAGACGCTTGGAAGAAAAACGATACAGGCAGAAAAATATGGGAGAATATATTAGGCATTGTCGAAGATATAACAGGGCTGCTTGATGAAATGTCAGCTGACCGCCTCGAATGGCTTGAGGACCTTGACATTAACCCAGTTGCAAAGGCGGTAGAACGATTGTCGGAGGGGTTCAGAAATCTGCTCAAGGCTTGCGGAGATAAGCTAAAGCAAGCATATAAGAATGTTTTATTGCCACTTGCAAAATGGACGATTGAGAAAGCTGTACCGACTGTTGTCAACGCTTTGTCCGAGGCACTTAAGTTTTTAGGCAGTGTAATAAAGAAAATTCCTATTTCTGTTATTACAGGCATTGCCACTGCAATAGGTACGGTGGTGGCTGCAATTAAAGGCTTTAAGGTGTATAAGGAATTAAAGTCTGCAATAGAAAACATAAAGAAAAGTTTTTCTGCACTTAGAGATGCTATAAAGGCTCACCCTTACGCAGCTGCTTTTATGGCTATTGCCACGGCTGTAACTGCGGTGGTTTCTGCAATTAAAGTTTACAATCAAGAAAAGTGGAGCAATTCCTCTTTGAAAAATGAGCTTGACAAAACGCAAGAGCTTACAGACAAATGGCAAACCCTGTCTGATGAAATGTCAAACAAAATAAAAGAGATTAACGATACAAAACTCGATTTACAGGTGAATTTTGATACTGTTGACAAGCTAAAAGACAGGCTGGAGGAAATTATTGCAGATGGAACTATTGACGAGAGCGAACAGGGTGAATATAAAACTATCGTTGATTTGCTTTCTGAAAAGGTAGATGGCTTTGACGAACATTGGAACAGTTTAACATTTAAAAAAATTGACGGCAATATAGTTATTCATGACAACATAGACACCGTCACTAAAAATCTTGACGAACTTGTAGACAAATGGGAAATTGCACAAGCAAAGCTGACCTTAAGCTCTATGTATTCCGATTTAACAACAGAAAAGAAAAAAGCTGAAATTCAGCTTAAAACTGCAATGAATGAGGATAATACAGGCAAAATCAAAGAAGAACTTGAGGATTATATCTATCAAAATTCTATTCTCAGCAAAAAAGAGGCTAAGTATTACACTGAGGAATTAATCAAGCAAAAGGGCGATATGGTCAAAACAAAAAAGGCTATATTGGAAAAAGCCAACAACGGATTGCTTGATAAAAACGAATATAAAAACTTGATTTACAGTGATAACGGACAAATTAATATGCTGTATGGCGGTAACGATACAATGGAGCATATGCAGGAGTCGGTTGACGAGTATTGGGAAGCAAGCGACGCTTTACAGGAATTGCAAAACAATGTGAATGCCTACACTGATGAACAAGACAAATGTTACGGCTCTCTCAAGGCTATTAACGGTGAAACTAAGGATTATAATGCTTATCTTCGTCTGTCATCGGAATACGGACTTGAACATGATACGGTTCTCTCGCTTTTGAAAGATGACGGCATAACTACTTGGGAAGAACTTGAGGCAGCGGCACGCTCTTCGTCAGAAACGGTACAGGAAGATATACCGCAGGCTTCGGATTCTGTTGTTGATTCACAGGAGAAAACACAGGGTGCTTTGAACGACACAAATACAGCTTTTAGCGACCTTGACGATAATATTACCCAAACAAGTTTTACAAGTCAAAATTCTGCAAATACATTTTCAAAAAATACAAACCGTATCTCAGGCTCGGCACAGACTATGGCAGACCGCATTTCAAACGCACTAACGGCAATCAAAACAGTCTTTTCAAATGTTTTTGAACCCTTGTATAACATCATCAAAAAGCCTCTTAACAATGTTTTAACCGGACTTGAAAGTTTTATCAATGGTTTTATTTCAGCGTTAAACGGAATGTTAAGCGGTGTGGATACGGTTGCTAACGCTATCGGCAAACTATTCGGACAGGAATGGCACGCAGGACAACTTGATGAGGTGCACATTCCCAAACTTGCCACAGGTGCGTATGTTCCTGCAAATTACGGTGAATTTCTTGCCGTACTTGGCGACAACAAAAGAGAGCCTGAGGTAGTATCTCCGATTTCTGCTATGAAACAGGCTATGGCTGAGGTACTTGCTGAATATAGTGGAATGGGCAACGGCGGTGATATTCACATTACCTTGACTATGCCTGACGGCAGAGTGCTTTTTGAGGCTGTTGCTGATGAGAACAACAAAATCAAGAAACGCACAGGCAGGTCCGCTTTTGCGTAAGGGGGGATAAGATTGGGTGAATTTAAAGGCTACTTAATTAAATTTCCGAAAAACGGCTTGCAGTTTCCACATAAGCTCATAGCTAAAGAGAGCTATCAAGCCACACCTTTACAGCGTACGGAGATTAAAGCCTATCGTGACAGCAACAACCTTTTAAGGCGAGTAACATCACCGAACAGCAAAACTAAGATTACTTTCAACACCAAGGACGGTCTTACTCTTGCTGAAATGAGAACTATTCGCAGTGTTTTAAACGGTGCTATGTCAAATTCTCAGCAACGCAAGCTCGATGTTGAATACTGGGACGATGAACTTCTTGCATATCGCACTATGACCGCATATATACCCGATATAACATACACACCAAAGCTTATTACCGCAGACAGCATTAAATACGCAGCTGTAACATTTACATTTATTGAATATTAAGAATATTAAGAGGTGGTTAATTTGCTTGAGGTTTCAAGCCTGCACAAAAAGCAGGCTATCGAAAATCTGATAGAAAACACGCTTACAGTTTCATTCCCAAACGGTGAATACGAGGACATTACCGAGGAAAACATAGCAAGCGAAAGTATGAGCCTTAAACAGTCAATTTGCGATGAAAGCAAGCTGAAATTCGGTGGCTGTATTGCTGCTGAATTTAACATTGACATTGTAAATTCAAGCGGCAGAACCTTTACAAATTACCTTGTAGGCAAATGGATAAGCGTAAAATTAACGCAGAAATTTCCGAGCGGAGAAAAGCTGCTGCCGTCTGCAAAGCTGCTTTTAGGTGCATCACTTTTGCCGGGAGAAACCGTAGCTATAAAGGAATATTATTTGTTTAGTGGTATTATTGACAGCGCCAAGCTCGACAAGAATAACCGCAATCAGCGGCACGTTGTCGCTTATGACGCACTCTCTATGTTATATGACATTGACGCAACAAACAAGCTCTTTAATTTATGGAAAACTTATCCGAACGGCTATAAAATCGGCGACTTGGTTGTGCAATGTCTTAACTACAACGGAAAGCATATGATTCAGGTCGAGGATAACAAAGATATTCTTGACGAGGTGATAGACCAATCAACAGGCTTAACTGTACGAAATTTCCCAACCTATAACAGAGCATGGCTTGAGAACTCAAATACAATTACATACGGCGAGCTGCTCAAGAATTGCTGTGAATTGCTCGGAGTATTTGGAACAATTATTCCTAACGCAAGCTATGGTGTTTTTAGATACATCGAACTCGGCAAGAGTACAGAAACCTACAATTTTTATGAAAATCTATATGCTGAGGAATACAACAGCAGCGGCTATAACGGCTTTAATTTTTCTTACGGCTACTCGCTCAATGACAGAAAAGCTAAAACCACCGTGGCAGAGTCACAGTGGGGTGAGGATGTTGTAACATATGATTTTACTAAAAATGTAGTCTGTTGGCAGAAAGATGACGGCATTGGCGGCGGATTGGTGCACGATGTACAAAGTTTATTGCATGGAAAAACAGGCGAACGATTTTATAATTGCTCATACACACCGCTTACAGCTACTCTTGACGGCAGACCTTGGGTGCAGATTGGTGACGGAATAGAAATTGAAAGCTATGTTACTGATTCAAACGGTGATTTTGTCTATAATAACGCAGGACAACCTAAAAAAGAAAAAGTAAAAGCCTATGTGCTGAGCCGTACATTGAGCGGAATTAAAGCTCTGACAGACAGCATAGAGGCAAAGGGGGAATAAATATGGCATACACAAAAACAAATTGGGAAGACGCACCGAGCACAGCTACACCACTTTGCGCAGAAAACCTCAACAAAATCGAAAACGGCATATACGAGAACAGCATAGACATAGCGCTTGCGGGTGGCAACATCAACACGCTAAGCGAGAGGTTAACTGCGATTAATGCAGCATTGTCTACAAAGGCAGATAAAACCGAGCTTGAAGATGAAATAACAGACATTGACGAAACAGTGACAAAGAAGATTAATCTTAAAGCTGATAAGGCAAACACGCTTGCCGGTTACGGAATTACAGATGCTTACAATAAAACATATCTGGATAAGGCACTAAAGGACAAACTTAACAAAAAGCCCTTCGATACTGCACCTAAGGAGAATAGCCCGAACTATATCACAAGCGGCACATTGTACAGCAGCGTTAATACTCTTAATCAGACTATTGCAAAAAATAAGACCGCTGCGGAAAGTGCTATTGCGGCAAAATATGACAGCTCAAATGTTGAGAGCGGTACGGGCAGTCTTACACCCGGACAGGCGATTTA